AACAGGAGGATAAATGAGTCTAAAAGAAATAGCACTTGTATACACTTTTGGAATTATCTATGTCATGGCAGTACTTATTTACATAAGAGGGTGAGGATAAATGAAAGATTCTAATTGGGACTTAGACCTGCGTGATGGAGAATTAGGCGAGAGTAAACTCGCTGACCTATTGCGTATGGATACAGTAGAAGTTAAGACAGATAGACGCTGGATAGAGACAGGTAATCTATTTATAGAAGAATCATGTTACTATCAAGGAAGTGGAAAATGGGAGCCATCAGGATTAGCCGTAAGTAAGGCTACTCATTGGGCTTTCATATTAGATACCAATGTAATCATAGTACCAATAGACCATCTAATAAATGTGGTTAGGGATTACGGTAGACCAATAGAGAATAAGCAACCACCTAATCAATCTAAGGGACATCTCATTACACCAACACAGTTAATTAACTACAAAAGAGTTAAGAACGAAGAGTTTGACAGGGCTGTGGAATCATACAAGAACTACATGGAGCAGGAGTATCCACTATAGATAAGAACTTACTCATCGGACCCGTGGTTATCCCCATCTTCGCTTTGTTCATGTGGTACTACGGGCTCGAGATTATCGCCAATATCATCTTCTTTTTTATCAAAATCCTTATCTGACCAAGGTCGGAATCCACCGATTCTAGTTATAAGTTTTTTGACTGCACGATTATGACGCATGCGAGCAGCATCTTCGCTACCTAAGTTCATCTCAGTAGCGACATCGCCATAGTCCATAGATTCAGCGTACCTGTAAAACAGTACCGTCCTATCCTCGGTGCTGAGTTTGCGGTACGCTTTATCTATTTCAACCATCATCACCATCATGTTACCGCCTTCAGCGGGAGCAGGTGGCTTACTTGGACCAACTAGATTTAACTTATGCGACACGCCAAATTCGCCCCGTAATACTGAGGGCAAGAGTGCTTCGATTATATCTGCTTCATAAAAGAATACATCTGAAGTTTCATAGCCAGTAGACTTGGCTTTCCACTCCAAACAATAATCCAATGCATCATTACGAAGTGAACGATAGATTAAATTCTTAGCATCTTTCTCACCAATTGCTTCCCACTCATTTAACTTATTAGGGTGTTCAAGGAACCATTTATACAATGATTGTTTGATATCTTCTAACTCAACCATATCATATTTTCTGTGGTACTCAGATGCAACAGCAGTTACAATGTAGTCCCACTTTTCTATACGATTCCATTCAAGATGTTTATTGTCTACCATTTAAAAGTTCTACCTTCCACAGTAAATGATTTGTTAACGATAGGAACTAACTGTGGAACTACTGTCTTGCCATCAACATGGAGTATGCCGAAGCCTTGTTGCCATGTAAATAAGCCAGCCTTTATGTACTTAGCGTTGTCATAATTCATTAGGTTGCCCAGTTCCATACCCCAAATAGTCTTAGGTTTACCGCCACGATATGTTTGAGTGTGATGTGTTAAGCCCATGCGGTGCGTGTGTCCACAGACTATTGACATACCACTACGCTTGGCTAATCCGAGGGCTGTGGCTCCAGCAGTAGGTTGCACATTACCTTCATCACCATGCATTAACAACCAACCAGGGGCTAGTTCATATGGGTCTTTATGATATTTAATTCCTAGTTCATCAAGCCCTAAGAAGTTTTCTAATTGCAGTTCAGGTAAGCCAAGCAATCCTGGAACTCTCATTGCAACTGTATTAAATAATCTATCAGTATGATTACTTCTAATCATATGTTCAATAGTTAAATCATAGAGTACCTTCTTAGTCGTATCTCTATCGCGTCCAATAGAACGCTCAAACTCTAACTCAGTACCCTTACTCCATTTTGAAATAGTCTGCATATCCATTTCATCACCACAAGATACAACAGTTTCAGGTTGGTACCACTTGATGAACTTTGCAATTGCATTGACGGCTTCTATGTCATGGTAAGGTACTTGAAGGTCTGAGATACAGACTATAGTTTTCATTTCTTTTTGGCTCGTCTCTTATTTTCTTTAGCCACATTTTTACTTTTAGATAAGATACCTAAGTTAGATATTCTATCGCTACCTTTGCGACCACCATTATCTTTATGGTCTACTTCTTGGGTGCGCTTTAACTTCTTACCAGTAGCCTTCTTATATTCTAAGCGGGCTTTGTTTGTAGATGTAGTCTCAGTTGTGCCATCTTTTTTCTTGCGCTTGATGACATAGATGGGACGACCACCATTTTGTTTACTACCTTTATATGGTCCAAATATTTTCATTGTTTCTCCTTTGTAACCTTAACTAATTTTTCTAATGATTTATTTATTTGCCATAAACTAAACATGATACCTTCTTCCCATGATTCTATGTTTCGCTCATATCTCCACTCATTAAAAAGTTCTTGTTCTCTTTCACCTAAACTCATTTGTCCCACTCTCCTCTTAGTACTAGCAATCCTATGATTGCATAGTTAGCCATATCTTTGAATGAATCCTCAATAGCCTCATGCTCTGGATTCTTTCCGCTATCAACCAAGTTATTTATACGTGCTAACTTGTCGTGCATACGAACTCTGAGTCCATTCAATGCGCCTCCAGGAGCATCAGATATGTTCTTTGGTCCGTAATCTTTATGTTTAGACAAAAGCAAATCTACTAATTCTTGAAAGGTGCTTGCAACTGCTGACTCAAAAGTGGTATTTTGAGCGTCAAAATCAACGATTTTTGGTCTATCTTCTGCTTGATTATATGGAAACCTTGCTTTTCCAAGTGGGTTGTAATCTGCCATATTTCTTCACTCTCCATCTTCTTGGTCGGTATCTGTTAGGAAATGTATAAGTTCGCTATCAAGTTGTCGCATCTCTTCATGAATAACTATATCTTCTATGTATTGCTTCATCTTCTTAGGACTAGATTCTGCTGCATATAATGTAGCGTAAGTAGATTGAGTAATACTTTTAATTTCTTCTGGATTATCTGCCATACTATAAATACAACGAAGTAAAGAACCAATCATTAATTGGTATCCACCAGGAAGTATTAACTTAGGGTCAAACTCTATACCACCTTCATCATCTATTAAATGGTCGGTAGCATCAAAGATGTTATCAAATTGTTCACCACATATTTTGCATGGTGGAATATTATCCTTCATCTAGTCCTGCTCTTTCTCGAATATACTGGGAGCCGTATTTAACATAGCAAGAGTTGACATCTTCTCCATCTGGCATTTGCACAATGGTGACTGGCAACTCTCTTGAGAGACTAGCAGCAAATTCTTTTCCTGGTTGGTCTCCATCGGCAAAGACAAAAACTCTTTCAAAGTCCGCCAGTAACCTAGTATAGTGTTTCTTCCATGAATTTGCGCCAGGTACTCCGATGCAAGGAATCCCAACACAAACAGAAAGAGTGATAGTATCAAGTTCACCTTCGCATACTCCAATCCAATCGCCTGCTCTGTCAATGTCTAATACGTTGTACATCTTTGTTTCAACACCTGTCATTCCCATATACTTGGGCTCAACAGCAGGGTTGAGACTTCTAAATCTTAAATCAACAACACCTGTTTTAGTTACATAAGGTATTGATAATCTTCCTACGAATGCTTCATGCCCAACCTCAGGCTCCTCTACTACGCCGAATCGTGCCAGACGTGCTGCTTCCCGCGTTATTCCCCTGCTTGCTAGGTAATCTTCCGCCTGAAAGATGTTTGCCGCGTACTTTGCCGCTGCTTTGCCCAGTAATTCCTTCTGCGAAAGATTTTGCTTCACGTATATCAACCCTTTCTTGCTTCGCTATAATTTGTAAACTATTACCATTCATTCCACAAGCAAAACAATTAAATATGTTTTCCTTCGTGTTAAAACTTGCCGAACTATGAGTGTCATCGTGGAACGGACACTTAATATTAACTTGTCCAGTAGTCCTTGATGGGTTAGCACCATAGTGCTTTAACACCAAGACTATATCTGGTAAATCATCCGTCAAATACATCGCCTAACCTTAATACTAGGTAAGAATCTTCTATTGATTTTCCTCGTGCTTTGATGACCACCGCTGCGAGGACGGATGTTCTTTCGATGCTTCTTGCCTCTGAATAATGCGTTGCTTCGACCTGAGCCTCTTTCGTCCAACCAGAGAGGTCAATGCGACCTGATTGACCTGGCGCTTTGGCTTCGAGGATGCCGATGTGTCCAAGGAATCCTGAACGGACGACAACATCTCCTTCATCTCTAGCACCTGCTCTAGCAAGTCTCTCACTATCAAGTCCAATTCGTCTAAAATAATCTCGTAAGTCGGTTTCAAAGTTTGCTCCTCTGGCTTTGTGTGATTTCCTAGTTGTCATCTGTCCACTCCGATTGCCTACAGTCGGGGCATAAGATAATTTTATATGGTATTCCAACTTTTAAATATGCATATTCATTACACCCAGGACGTTGACACCTGCGTCTATACGCTCCATTAGGTAACATTATGAATTCTCTGGTATATCTTCTACATACATATACTCAGGATTAAACGCTAGCCAAGTCATAAGCGTCCCTCCCGCATCTGCTCTTCCGTAGCGATTCTTGACTGCAGCAACGCCAAGCGACGTGCCAACAGTGCCAAGCGTACATATGAGGGCAGGTAACTGAGAAACTTTCCCTTGTATTGCGCTTCTTGGCTGACAAGGATTTCCAGGAACTGCTTCCGAAGTATGGTGTAGTACGACAATCGCTGCATTAGTTGCTCTAGCAAGATACTTCAAC